AGGGCGTTAAGGATGATTTAAGAAACAAGTACGCCCAAAAAGTCTCTAAGCAGGAAGAAGAATTTATAAAAGTCTTTGAAGAAACCTTTCAAGAGCAAAGAGACAAAACAATAGCAGAGTTTAAAAGAGTAGGAACTTTACCTAGCTTTGACGATAACGAAACCGCTAAAAAGTTTCAACCTGCTATAAAAGAAGTCTACGTAGAATCTTTTAATGAGGTTGTTTAGTTATCTGTCTTTACATTCTAAGTTTTCCAACTTACTAATTCTATTTTTTAGCCACATTAAATATTTAGCTAATCTTAAATTAGGTTCATCTGAATTATCTAATCTCTCAATTCCTAAATCTTGTGCAAAGTCGTAAATTTGATTATAACGTTGTGCTTTCCACTTTTCTTCCTGATTTGCTTGGAATTCCTTTAATTCTTCCCTGTATTCCTCAAATCCTTCAGTCTCGTAAATATCCCAACAAGAATCATTTAACCAATTCCTTTTTAATGCTTCTACTTCTTCTCTAGTTTTCATCTCTCAATCTCCTATTAACCTGTATTAGACTTTAATTCACTTTCTCTTTTACCACACATTAAACAAATACAGTCGTCATTTGTTACCCATTCTTGTATACCCCAACAGTATTCGTAATGTCCACCATCATCCCAATGATGCCCAAAGTGGTTACACCACCATTCTCTAATACCCAAATTAAACTCCTTTTATGTAGTTTATTATTTCAGGTAGTTCCATTCTCATTAGTTTTCTTTTTAAATGTTCTGCTTCTTTTAGTGTTAATTCCTTTTTCCCTATTTTATCCATGCAATAAATCATTACCGTATCTAATTTGTTGTTTCTTTTTAGAGTTTTCATATTCCCCTCACTTTCTATATGGAGTATAAACGTTATTTTATATTAGAAGTCCTAGCCTATCGTGTAAGGTTTTAGGAGCGTCTGTCCAAACTTCGTATAATCTCCAATCCCCCTTCTCACGTTCTCTTATATTTGCTTTCCAGCCTTTTAACTGGAGTTTGTTTACTATGTTTTGTGCTTCAAGTTCTGTTAGGTAGTGATGAAACTTATTCATATCTAACTCCTTATTACCTACACTAACAATAACATATAAATAAACATTTGTCAATACCTTTTAAGGAATTAATTATGACAATGCCTTCTGACAATTTAGACCAGAGTGCCTTAGAGTGGATAGAAACCCGTTCTCTTTTATTAGCTAAGTCTATGAATAAAACTACCCTAGACGCTTTGAGATTGGCTCTTAAAGAAGGATTTGAATTAGGAGAGTCTATACCTCAATTAACTAAACGGCTTGAAAGTTACTTTTCAGAAGCTCAAAAGTATAGAGCGGAAATGATAGCCAGAACTGAAGTTATTTCGGCTTTAAATGAAGGTGCTTTAGACAGATACTCAAAAGAAAACATTAAAGAGGTTGAATTTTTAGCTAGTCCAGACGCTTGTAGTGAGTGTTCTCAATTTGACGCTCAACTATTTAATTTAAGTGATTCGCATGGTTTTATTCCAGTTCATCCGAACTGCCGTTGTTCGTGGCTGGCAGAAATATAGTTATTTCAGTATCTCTTTAGAGGGATAGCTAGCTGGGTAATTGGGGTAAGTGCGCACTTACCCCCGCCAGCATATTTAGGGAGGTCTTTATGGACAAGGTTTATAAAGTATTTGAAAGTGAAGTTAAAAAGGTGGGGGAAAGACAGTATGAATTTACCGCCTCTGATTCTTCTATTGACCGTGACAATGAAATTATAGATGTCAACGGATGGGATTTAAAGAACTTCAAAAAGAATCCCGTTATTATGTACGCACATGATTATTCTACTTTACCCATAGGCAAAGCTACACGAATAGGGGTTAAAGACAATAAACTCGTTAATGTAGTTGAGTTTCCCCCCGAAGGTACATATGAATTTGCCGATACTGTACAAAGATTAGTTGATACTGGATATTTAAAAACTCAATCAGTAGGCTTTGTTCCTAAGACGTGGGAAGACGGGAACGGAAAAGAAGGTTCTGCTAACAGGACTTACACCAAGCAAGAACTTTTAGAGATTTCAATAGTCCCTGTTCCTAGCAATCCCAATGCTTTAAGGAACGCTGTAAAAGAAGGTGTTATTACTCAAAAGCAATTAGAGGGTATCACAAAAGTAGAAAAGAAAGCTAAAACTTCTCAAGAAGAAATCATAGACGAGATTGATTATCTTGATTTATGTATTGAAGAAAGTGGTTTAAACGATGAAGGGTTTAAGGCTTTAGCAAGGTTAATAAAGCATATCCCTGTTGAAAAAGAAATTGAAGACGTAGTTCAGGAGACGACACTTCCTGTTAAAGATATTGCAGTAAATAATACCCCAATCGTAGTAGATAATACTACAAACGATGTGAGATTACAACTTATCATCGCACAAACAATTAAAAATGTAATAAAGGAGCTATAAATGGAATTAACAGATGAAAAAGTAGCTGAAATAACTGCTAAAGCCGCAACTGAAGCGGTAGAAGAGTTTAAGAAAGCTCAGGAAATCAAACGCAAAGTAACCAACGACCCTGAAATTAAAGTAGTCAAAGACGCCGGAGACCAGCCTTTTGAGTCTTTAGGTGAACAGCTTTTAGCGGTAAAGACTGCTGAAGTTTCTAAGGGTAGAAACATGGATGAACGCCTACGCTCTAAAGCCATTGTAGGCAATTCAGAAGGTATCCCTGCTGATGGTGGGTTTCTAGTACAGACAGATTTTGCTACTGCACTCTTAGAGAAGACTTTTAATAACAGTGAAATCGTTTCTAAGGTCTTCAAGATGTCCCTGTCCAGTGGGGCAAATGCTATTAAAATACCTGCTGTAAATGACTCTTCAAGGGCTGATGGTTCTAGAGGGGGTGGTATTAGGGCTTATTGGGCTGGTGAGGGTGTTTCAAAGACTGAATCTAATACGTCTTTTGAACAGGTTGCGCTTGAACTTAAAAAATTGGTGGGCTATACCACTTGTACAGACGAACTCTTAGAAGACGCTTCCGCTCTTGAAGGGTGGATTATGAGGGCGTTTGCTAGAGAGTTTGACTTCAAGATTGCCGATGCTATTATCAATGGTGATGGTGCGGCTAAACCTTTAGGTATTCTTTCAGCCCCGTGTCTTGTAACCGTAACTGCTGAAACTGGACAGGGGGCTTCTACTATTGTAGCTGAAAACATTGACAAGATGTATATGTCTCGTTTCGGCCCGAATACCTCTAGTTATGTATGGTTATATAATCAGAACATTGAAGCACAGTTAGCTTCTATGGCATACGCTGTAGGTACTGGCGGTGTTCCGGCTTATATGCCCGCTGGTGGGTTATCGGCTTCGCCTTATGCCACACTTAAAGGACGTCCGATGATACCTTGCGAACAGTGTGCGACTCTTGGTACTGCTGGTGATATAATCCTAGCTGACCTTTCCCAGTATGTAATGATTGAAAAGGGTGGACTTAAATCCGCTTCTTCAATCCATGTAAACTTCCAGACTGACCAGACCGCTTTCAGATTTGTCTATCGCTGTGATGGTCAGCCGTTATGGAAGACCTACTTAACCCCGTACAAAGGTTCTACTTCTTACCAGTCTCCGTTTGTTGTGCTTTCGGGAACAAGAACCTAGTGAAATAACGGGAGGGTGAAATTCCCTCCCAACAAATAAAATCTTGGAATAATTAAGGAGAAAAATAAATGGGTAAAATGAATTTAGCACAGGAAATACATATTGTTCCTATTGCTACTGAAGCTCAAATAACCTCTACAACTGTAGAGCCGCATATCAATATGAAGCTGTATGAGAAGGTAGAGTTTATCTATCACATGACAGCAGTTGCTCACGACGACTTCACGCTGACTGTCACTCAGTCTGCTGCTACTGCTGGTTCTACCTCAACCGCTATCGCTGCCAGGTATCGCTTAACCGCCGCCGCTGGTACTGATACTATGGGCGATGTAACTACTTTGGCTTCTACAGGCTTGGCAATTACTACCGCTCATTCTACGTTGACTCTTATCATAGATGTTGATTCCAGTGACTTGACTACTGATTCTAAGCCTTATGTAGGCTTGACGTTTACGGATTCTGCTTCAGGTGATATAACAGGAACGTTGATTGCACTTTGTTGGCCTAAATACCCTCAAGAGACTAACGCTAACGCATTGACCTAAAGTGACAATTCAAAAACGAGATAAGAAAAAAAGGCGTGG